CGGTCGGACTTCGACGACCGGTTCGGGCGGCGGTTCGAGGCGATCTGCGACAAGGCCGGGATCTTCCCCGCCGACGAGCTCGAGGTGGCCGCGGACGTCAACCAGACGACCCAGATGGAGCTGGGCGAGGACGAGAAGGACATCGCTCGCGATCTCATTCGTGAACGCCACGAGCAGGCCGCGGGTGAGTCACGCGATGAGTAGCGAGCAGATCGTCCCCGAGGAGGATCTCCCGACGTCGACGGCGATCGACAAGCAGGCCGACCGCGTCGTCGAGGCGACCCGCGACCTCAAGACGAAACGCGAACTGCTCAACCCCTTCGAGACGGGCGACTGGCTCACCTTCGCCAACGAGCTGACGATGAACTACATGGCGGAGGAGATGGAGGACGACCCGTACTACCTCCTCACCGACCACCACGGCCTCTGGCTCGAGAAGTTCGACTCCGGAGACCGCATCCTGCTGTGCCACCGGGACGGCCTGAAGACGACCATCACGCTGGCCTACCTGATCGCGGGCCTCGAGTACAAATCGGGGTTCCGGGGGATCTGGGCGATGAACAACCAGATCCAGGTGGGCAAGAAGGCGGATACGGAGTTCTGGAAGATGGTCGAGCGGAACCCGTGGCTCATCAACCTCAACGCCCCGCCCGAGAAGGAGGCAGTGAAGGCGAAGGTCTTCGCCAACGGCTCGATCCTCAACGCCGGCTGGCTCGGCGGCGGGATCGAGGGCGACCGCGCTCACCTCCTCATCCTGGACGACATCATCAAGGAGAAGGGTGACGGCGACACCGAGGACGTCCTCGACTGGATCGAGGCCGTCTGCGTCCCGATGGTCAAAGACCACGGGCGCACCGTCGTCATCGGAACCCGGAAGCGCCCCGACGACATCTACACGCACTTCCGGACCCTCGAGGGGTACGAGTTCGACGAGTACCCGGCCATCCTCGACTACTGGGACCAGCAGTTCTCCGCGGACGACGACTACGAGGTGCGGCGTCCCGACCCCGAGCTCTACACCGACGTCGAGGACCCGTGGAACCCGGGCGAGACGCTCCAAGTGCTGTGGCCCGAAGCCCGGGGGCCGAGCTGGCTGGCCGACAAGCGGTCGAAGATGGCCGACCATCGCTTCTGGCGGGAGTACTCGCTGGTCATCATGGGCTCGTCGGGCGACCTCATCGACGCCAAGGACGTCCGGCTCCCCGCCGAGGACGGTGGCTGCTCGATCTCCGACCGCGACCCCCCACCGAAGTACCGCGCCGGGCCTGGCGAGGTGGTCGTCCTCAGCCACGACCCCGCGAACTCGCCGACCGGCGACGACGCCGCGTTCACCGTGTGGCTCCTCCAGCGGGACGGTCGACGCCGTCTCCTGGACTGCCACGCCGAGGCGGGCATGAGTCCCACCGACGTCAAGACCACGCTCGTCGAGTACGACCGCCGGTACGACCCGGCGATCATCGTCGTGGAGAACAACGGGATGCAGAGTTACGTCGCCGAGGACGCGATCGAGTTCGACGCCCAGCTGGGCGCGAAGGTGACCGGCATCCCGACGACCGGCCAGAAGCACTCGTGGAACAACGGCATCCCGCGGCTGCGGATCCTCGTCGAGAACGGTCGCATCCTCTTCCACCGGGGCCACCGCCCGACCGAGGACTTCATCACCGCGATGCAGAGCCTCGAGCGCCGCGACGGCAAGCTGCACGGCCACACGCCGGACTACATCGCTGCCTGGTACATGGCGGAGAAGGGCCTCCGGAAGCTCGAGGACATGGGCATCACGGAGATCGACGACATGCCCGATGACGACGAGGACGAGGAGGACGACGAGAACACCGACAGCGGCCTCTACGGAGCCTGATCGACATGGTCACACGCAAGGATGATACCGAGGACGACGAGGAATCGCGCTCAAAGTACGGGATCGTCGGCGGGGAAGACACCGTCGACGACATCCGGAGCACGCTCGACGAGGACGAGAACGACGATGAGTGACTACCGCCACGCCTGGGAAGAGTACGAGGAGGCACTCGAGTCCCTCGCCGACGAGATCGAGGCGGATACCCCATCGGCGGGTGACGGATCGCTGAACGGTCGCGAGTGGTGCGAAGAGAACGACGTCCCCGAGGTGATGTTCGCCCACGCTGTCGAGCAGTCGTTCGAGCGTTTCGACTACGGCGTCTCACCGATGCATCCGTGGAGGGCGGATTATGAGTGAGGAGACCGAGCCGCCGAAGATCTGGATCGACCACTACGACCTCAACCTCGGCGTCCGCGGTGGCTCCCAGGACACGCTCGAAGACGTCAAAGAGGTCTTTGACGAGGAACTGGAGGCGGCCGTCGAGCGCGATCCGAAGCTCGGCGAAGGCGAGGATCTCACCGAATCGAGGGACTTCCAATGAGTAGCAACACTGACTCCGGCGTCTACTCCGAGATCACGAAGTCGGTCACGGAGAAGTCAGCCGAGACTCAGCAGCTCCAGGAGGAGCACGTCGGCCAGACCCGCGGCGGCGCTCGCCGGCCACCGTTCAACCCGGTGAAGATGGCGGAGCTCCTCGAGCACAACGAGACGCACGCCAAGTGCGTCCACGCGAAGGCTCGATACGTCGCCGGCTTCGGCATCAACATCGTCCCACACCCAGAGGCCGACGATCCCGACCCGGACGGCGAGCAGTACCAGCGGGTGAACGACTTCTGGTTCGGCGACGACTCCAACTGGCAGGTCGGGCCGATGAAGAGCGAGCGGGCGACTGCGACCGACGTCCTCCAGACGGCGTGGACGGACTACGAGGCGATCGGCTGGCTCGCAATCGAGATCCTCACCCAGACCGATGGCACGCCGGTCGGCCTGGCGTACGTCCCCGGCCACACCGTGCGGAAGCGAAAGGAGGATCGCGGGTTCGTCCAGCTGCTCGAGGACAAGACGCAGTACTTCGGTGTCGCTGGAGACCGCTACCAGACCGACGGCAACGACAACCTCGATCCCGTCTTCGTCGACGGCGACTCGGGCAACGTCGGCTCGTCCGTATCGAACCCCGCCAACGAGATCATCTGGAAGCGGAACCACTCCCCGCTGTACCCGCACTACGGTGCGCCCGACGTCGTCCCCGCTGTCCGTGCGATCCGCGGTGACGAGGCAGCCAAGGACTACAACATCGACTTTTTCGAGCACGACGGTGTCCCCCGCCTGGCGATCATCGTCAAGGGCGCGGAGCTCACCGAGAAGGGCCGCGAGGAGATGCGGACCCTCATCGAGGACAACAACGAGGACAGCCATCGGACGGCGTTCATCGAGACCGAGAAGATCGTCCAGGGCGACGACTACCTGAACCTCGCCGACGGGGCCGACGCTGACGACGTCGAGATCCGGATCGAGCCACTCACCGTCGGGATGGAGGAGGATGCGTCGTTCCTCGAGTTCCGCGATAAGAACGAGCACGACATCCTCAAGGTCCACGACGTCCCGCCGGTGATCGCTGGCGTCGTCGAGTCCGGGGCCTTCTCGACCGATGCCGAGGAGCAGCGGAAGGAGTTCGCCGAGGAGACGATCAAACCCAAGCAGCACGACTTCGCGGACCTCCTCTACGAGCTCGTCCACAAGCAGGGCCTCGACGCCCCCGACTGGACCATCGAGTTCGAGCTGGCGAAACCCGACACCAAGCTCCAGGACCTCGAGATCGCCAAGCAACGGATCCAGGCGGCGCAGGGACTCATCACGGTGAACGAACTCCGGGAGGAACTCGGGTTCGAGCCGTTCCCTGACGACCACGTCTACGGTGGCCAGACGCTCGTCGTCGAGGTGACCGGGGGCGCTGGCGCTGGCGGTGGGATGGGCGGCATCAGTCAGCAGATCGAGGACCTCGTCGAGCAGCGAACGGACGAACTCCTGGACGAGTACCAGACCGATATCGATGCCGGGCAACGGATCGAAACCGGTGCCCAGGCCGACAACTGACCGATGGTCAACGCGACCCACTCGATGTCCGGCTCCGGGCTGGCCGAGCGTCGACGGCACGTCCGCCACCTCGATAAGCAGGACTTCACTCCTGAAGAGGAGGAGGCGTTCAACCAGTTCCTCGACGACTACGTCGACGCCCTGACGCCCATCGAGGATGACCTCGACGAGTGGCTACGGAACGCGAGCGAGGAGGACCTCGCTTCGCTGGAGTCCATCCAGAGCGACCTGCAGCAACTCATCGAGGACGGCGGCTACGTCGACGACTTCGAGGAGGTGTTTCAGGAGGGCGGCGAGCGGGCGACGCAAGCCGGCCGCCAGCTCGCCAGTCGGCGGTACAACCTCGATCTCGATCCGTTCGACGTCGTCCCCGATCAGGCGCTGGAGGTGATCGACGACTGGGTGGACGAGGCCGCGGGAAGCACGCTGGAGACCATCGACGAGAACGCGTCGAGGTGGCTTCGAGGCGCACACGAGGACGGCCTCTCCATCCCGGAGATCCAGGACCAGATCAACGACGAACTGTACGACTCCCGCCTAGAGAGCCACGTCGCCGAGCGGGCCGCCCGGACGGGGACGAACTCGACGTCGAACCTGGGCGTCCACTCCAGCTTTCAGGAGTCGGACATGGTTGTCGGCGAGGAATGGATCGCGATCGGGGACGACCGGACTCGGGATGACCACAACCAGGCCAACGGCCAGATCGTCGCCGTCGAGACGCCGTTCAGCGTCGGCGGCGAGAAGCTCGACCACCCGGGCGATCCGTCGGGTTCCCTCGAGCAGATCGTCAACTGCCGGTGTACGGTGGTGCCGGTGTTCGAGGACGATCTCTCCGATGAGGAGCTCGAGGCGATCGAGGCGGGCGAGCGGATCCGGAAGGCGTTCGTCGACGAGACGGTCAAGATCGCCCCCGACGGCACGACCGAGCCGCTGGTTGCTGGATAGGAGACGGCGGCCGACCGATGACGCTTCTCCCCGCGCCGAGATCCAGAGCGGGTCGGAGGTAACTCTCAGAACTATGCCACGAATCCAGGACGAGACGATCGAAGAGGGACAGGACATCTCAGCTGCAGGTGTGATCGCTGAGACCCAAATCAAGGGAGACACACTGGTGTCGCTCAACATCGTGGGGACGGCGGCAGCGTCGTACGCCGTCGACGTCAGTGCGACCGGCGAGGATGGCGACTGGTTCGAAGGCGACGAGACGTACAACCAGGCCAACCTCGACGACGCGACCGACATCCGGGACGAGTTCCGGTTCGGCCATCGCCACCTGCGCGTCCGCGTAACCGACCCTGCGGCAGCCGGCGAGACGGCCGACGTCACGATCTCGGAAGCTCGATAACCCGATCAACTACCGATGACCCCATGCCCCCGCCGGGGCCACTGGGCGAGATACATACCGGCGTTCTCACAGGACACCAATGAGTACACAGGAGAAGCGTCACTTCAGCAAGCACGTCGCCATCAAGGCGATCAACGAGGAGGAGCAGACCGCCACGGGGATCGTCTTGACGCCGTACGAGCTGGACCATCAACTCGACTTCGTCTACCCGGACGGCGTCGGGGCGATGTACAATCCCGATCCAGACGACGGCGTACTGCACGCTCGGTTCCCCGACGACGCGGCGGAGCTCGAGTTCAACGAGGTCCTCGACGAGGACCAGGAGATCGACGGCGTGCAGTTCGAAGCCGGCGACTGGGTCGTACGGCGCAAGTATCACGATGACGAACTGTGGTCGTTCGTCGGCGAGGTCCTTCACGGGTTCTCCATCGGTGGCGACGTCACCGAGGCCGACGAGTTCGACTCCATCGACGATCTCCCGGACGAGGTCGAGATCCCCGACAGTGTCGACCCCGACGCGGTCGACGACAAGTACTGGCCGCTGGCGGGGATCCGCAACGGGGCCACGACGGAGATCTCCGACGTGGACATCCCGGCGGTGACGTCGGCGGTCTACGCTACGAAGTCGGCCGGCGGCTCGCTCGAGAAAAACCTCTACGAGAACGCCGACGACCGCGAGGACTTCATCGAGACGATGTCGAGGCGCGGCGCGCCCGAGGACACCGCCGGCGAGCTCTGGGACTACCTGGAGCAGCTGGAGAAGACGGCTCCCGACGGCGCCGTCGCGAAGTTCTTCGCTGACGCCGAGAAGGCCGGGGAGATCATCGACTCACAGAGTCAGCAACCAGACATGGAAGACAGCAACACACCCGACGACGAGCCCGACGACGCCACGAAGTGGCGGAAGTTCAAGTCGTGGCTGAAAGGGTCGGACTCCGATGCCGCCGATGCCGATGACGGCGTAAGTCCCGCGGACGGGCAGTCCGAGGTCTCGGCGGGGACGTTGTCGAAGGCGATCGACGTCGCCCGAGACGTCTCGAAGGAGGGCCGCACCCTCAACGCCCAGAACCGCGAGGCGTTGATGGCAGCTCACGACGCGATCGAGGCGGCGCTCGAGTCGGAACTCGATTTCGAGGCGAACCGCTTTACAGACGACGACAAGACGGACTTCGACATCGCCCAGTTCGGCGATTCGGGGGACTCCTCGGACGGCGAGGAGGGCACCGAGAAGTCGAGGCCGATCGAGAAGCTCACCGAAGAGCAAGGCGAGCTCGTCCTGGCCGCGATCCAGCGATTCGTGGACAACCAGGGCGAGGCACCGTTCGCCGACTTCCGATCCTGGGTCTGGTCGACGGACGTCCTCGACGACGACACGGCGTTCGCAGCCGACGAGGCCGCGCACCAGTACCGCGAGTGGGTCCGCGAGCAGCGCGACCAGACCGCGGTCACCGAGGACTTCCTCGCGTGGATCCAGGAGGAGAGCGACACCGACACCGAGATCACCATGAGCAAGGACAACGACAACGACACGGAGAGCGAGGAGGAGGAGAAGAGCCTCGCCGAACAGAACGCAGAAGCGATCGACGACCTGACGGACACCGTCAAGGACCTCACCGAGGAGCTCTCGGACGACGGAGAGGGCGGCTCGGAGAAGTCCGCCGACGCCGACGGCGGCGACGGCGGCGAAGAGGGAGAGGGAGACGAGAAGTCGCAGGCGGAGAAGAACGCCGAAGCGATCAACGAACTCGCCAACTCGGTCAAGAGCCTGGCGGAGGCATCGGGCCACAGCCAGCAGCTGGACTACGACGGCGAGACCGAGAAGGACGCCGACGAACAGCCCGACGAGGGCGAGGTCAAGAAGGCGTTCCTCGGGCTGTAACGCGACGCAACTGACTATCAGTAGACACCTGAAATTTCCATGGCATCCCGAACCATCGACAACGACTTGAGCAACATCACTGAAAAGAACGCCCTCACCGTCGCCGATCTCGACGCAGGGGGCACGCTCCCGGACCCGCTCTGGGACGAGTTCTGGACGGACATCACCGAGGAGACGCCGCTGCTCGACGCCGTCCGGACAGAGACCGTCGGCGCAAAGAAGACGCGCATCCCGCGCCTGAGCATCGGCGAGCGGCACCGCCGACCGCAGTCCGAAGGGCAGTGGAACGAGAACGAGTCCGAGGTCTCGACCGGCCACATCGAGATCAACACCGAGAAGGGCACCGTTGCGTGGGACCTCCCGACCGAAGTCGTGCGCGAGAACCCCGAGGGCGAGGCGCTCGCGGACAAGATCCTCGACCTGATGACCGACGCCTGGTCGGCCGACGTCGAGGACCTCGGCGCGAACGGCGACGAGTCTGTCGCCGACGCCTTCGAGAGTCAGAACGACGGATGGATCACCCAGGCGCAGGGAGAGGCCACGACCATCGACGCTGCGGGGAACATCCTCGACAACGACATGGTCGTCAGCACGATCGCGGGCCTCGACTCCAAGTACCGCTCGCGGATGAGCCCGGCGCTCATCGTCTCCGAGGACCAGCTCCTCAGCTACCACTACACGCTGACCGACCGGGACACGCCCCTCGGCGACAACGTCCTGATGGGCGAGGCGGACGTCAACCCGTTCAACTTCCCCATCATCGGAAGCGGCCTCTGGCCTGACGGCTACGCGATGTTCACCGACCCGCAGAACCTCATCTACGCGCTGTACCGCGAGCTCGAGATCGACGTCCTCACCGAGTCCGACAAGGTCTCGGAGCGCGATCTCTACGCCCGGTACTTCATGCGGGGCGACGACGACTTCCAGATCGAGAACACCGACGCGGCCGTCCTCGTCGAGAACATGGGCGACCCGCTCGCGAACATCAACTTCACGGCCTAACGGTGATGGATGATGTCTGAACGCACAATCCGTCATCGAGAAGATGGCCCGCGCCGATTCACCCGACTCGGTGTCGATATCGACACCGAGCCAGGGGAAGAGGCCACCGTCGACAGCGACGTGGCCGCGGACCTCGTCGACGAACAGGAGTACTTCGAGTACGTCGACGAGTCTGCGGCCGATGGCGACAGCGGTGACGACGGCTCCAGTGATGACGGCTCGACCGAGGGGGAGTCATCCTCCGACGGCGAGCCAGACGCCGGCGCCGACAGCACCAGCGGCAGCGAGGGGTACGAGTTCGACGGCGAGGACGCGTGGTTCGACGACCACGACGACTACCAAGCGCGCATCGAGCGCGTCGAGTCCGGCGACGTCGACGGCCACCTCGACACGATCGCCAACATCGAAACGAGCGATCAGGTGAAGGACGCAGTCGGCGTCCGACGCGCCGAGATCGAGGGGTAAACTCCCATGCCGCTCCAGCCTGAAGAGGTCACCTCCGAACTCCCGTTCGATGCCGACGCATTCGGCATGACCGAGGCGGACTTCAACAGCGAGCTGGAGTCGTACATCGCGACAGCCGCAGAGCGCGTCGAAGACTGGCTCGCCGTCTCACTCGAACCCGAGACAGCGACTGAAACGCTCTCCCGACCGTCGCACGTCGATGATCACGACCTGCCACTCCCGGACCGACCGGTACAGCAGGTCGCCTCGGTCACGATCGACACCGACCGAGTGAGCGGTGACGACGTCGACGCGGACGACTACTGGGTCGAGGAGACCCACCTGGAGCTGAAGCCTGACGCGAGCCGCGACTCCTGGCCGACGGACCGCCGGTCGATCACCGTCGAGTGGACGCACGGCCTCGAGGAGCTCCCCGAGGGCGTGAAGAAAGCGATCATCCGGCTGGTCCGAGCTCGGCTCCGGGCGATCACCGCGGACGGCATCTCTTCCGACACGATCATGGGGGACTCGATCTCCTACGAGCCGGAGGA